AAGTGCTAATTGCTTGCGCATAGAACCCATCCGTTGTGCAAGTTCACCATATTCCTTTGTGTTTTGCTGACCTGCCTCGCGCATCGAAATCATCTGCTCGCGGCACTGCATCATTTGTGTTCGTATGCTTACATGCTTTTGCTTAGTTTCATCAATAATCTTATTCAGGACACGCTGCTCGTCTTGCAGTCGCATTGTTTCCTCGGCTGTTTTTTTTAACGCCTCATCGACAGTGAGGCCACTTTCGCCGTAAAGGACATCCCCACCTTCCTTTGCTTTCAGACGTTTTAATTTCGCATCTGCACTCTCTTGAGCCGCTAATTCATTCTCGAGGTCTTTTTTTAGCATCTGCAAATCTTCGTCAGTCAATCCTGCTTTTTTAGCTAACTGGCCAAATCGCCCTTCCATACCATCATTGCGCGTTTCCTTGTCTGCGAGTGCAGTGATTTCCTGCAGAGCCCTTTTTTTCTCTTTTAATCTTTCACGCTCCTCTTGCCTTTTTTGGGCCAAGGTCTCTTGTTGCGCAATCTCTTTCGCGTATGTCGTCTCTATTTGTTTTATAAGATATTCCTTCGCCTTTATTTGCGTGTAGATTTTTGCATGCTCTTCTTCTATTTCATGCAGACGGGTTAATTCCTCATCAGTGGCAGTCCCGTTCTTTGCTTTATCATAAAGAGGATTGAACTCATCAACAAGTTCACCGCGCCTTGTTTGTAACGCCTCTATCTCTTTCTTGATGTCGTCACGGGAGTATTGCGTTAATTGTGCCGACTGCATCTGTAATTCACGTTTTGCATCGTTCTTTGCGTTCGATGCCTCCCGTATCAACTCCTGCAATTCTTGTTTTTTCGTCTCAATTTCTTGCTGAATTCGCGCCCGCTCTTCTTCGTTTTGCGGGTTTTGACGCTCTAACTTTTCGATTTCCCGAGCTTTTTGGCTACGCGCTAAATCTTTAAGTGCATATTCATCGACTAATTTGTCGGCCTTTCCGCTTTCTCCCGCTCTTGATATATTTTCTTTTAGTTTGCCAATAATGCCATAATAAGCTGACATTTGTTTTTCTATACTTCCGACTTCTGATAATCTTTCGGCCGCTGCTTTTTTGTCGTCAGGGTTTTCGCTGTCTCGCAGTTCCTTCACCTCAGTTTTAAGCTCATCGCGTGTTTTTTTTAGCACTTCCATTTTTTGTGTAAGTGACGCGATTTTATCTTCTGCGAATGCGACATCATCCTTATCCGCCCGTTTGGCGTGTTCATCCATTCGGGCTTCAATATCATCTCTTAACCTTTGTAACTCTTCTTGTTTTTTAAAAGTTTTTTATATTCTTGGTCGAGTATCTCATTATCAGGGTCCTCGCCAAGTTTTGCGGAAACAGCGTCAAGTTGACTTGCTACATAGGCATTTTCTTGTTCATATCCTTTATACTCCGCCTCTAATGTATTTTTTTCACTGGCTGCGTTCAAAGTAAACTCGCTTGCCCTCGCGCCCAAGGTTGGTTTCAGGTCCCCTATTTTTCTTGGCTGATTATCCAAGTTAATGCCTTCTTTTCTCGCGTCATTCTGCTGCTTAAGCGTATCAAGCGTTTTCTCTGCGTTCGCTCGCACACCATCTTCCGCGTTGATTTGTTCATTCGTAATGTTAGCAGATTGATTAAGCTCGTTGCTGATTTGCTGCGTTTGCATGTAGAGTCCTGCGGCAGACGTATTGGCCGACACAAGCTCTTGAGAGAGTCTGCTAAAAGATGATGCCGATGTGCTTACCGCGTCTTTTGTTTCGGGGGAATATTTTAGTGCCCCTTGCCCAAACGTATAATCACGCGCTCTTTCTTGCGCCACTTGGAGAACGTTGTTCAACGCCTCGGCATCATCCATTGCGCGTTTCAGGGCCGCAGCTTTTTCGTTGATGAGTTTGATGTCATCTTCCGTGCGCTCCGAGGGTGCCTTTGACGATAACACATTTTGCAACTCCTCGGCCGCTTTCTTGGTGTTTTCGATTGCCTGCTTAACGCGCTCTTGGGCCTGCGCCAAGCCGTTTTGGAACGACTCTACGATAGACATCTCGCTCGCTTTCTTACTGGCGAGTGAGCTCTCTACGTTTTCAAATATGTTGCCCCCCGTGGTGCGTGTTACGCGCGGTTGTGTACGCGGCTTGTTCACCTCCGCCCCCATTTGGCTGAGCAGTGTGAGGTTCGTCTCGAGTTCTTTCTTGTGACCCGCGATTTCCCGCAACGTGTCATCAATGCTCTTCAACACGCCATTAAGGTCTTTGAGTGTTGATGTGTCGACTGATGATGCGCTTGGCAGTGACGCTTTCGCGCCCTTAAGCATATCTTCGTACGCGCTCCACTGTTCGCGCAGTGACGAGAAGTAATTTGTTAGATTAGAGATGCACTTTTTGAGTTCCGCGTCAAATTTATCCAGTTCCGAGAGTTGGTCGCTGATGTTGCCGCTGCCTGCATTGATTGGCCTGCCGTTTGCGAGGTTGCCGAGCTGTGCCAATTTCGAGGGAATGTCGCCCGAGAGCGTGCCCGATATGGTGTTAAGCTTGTTGATAAGCCCGTCAAAGGCTACATTCATTTTACCCACCGCGGCCTCCGTTCCACTGGCCATCGTGTTCACACCATCAACGAACTTCTGCACCTCGTTGTCAATGTTCACTGTCGCGTCAATTCCAAATACTTTGTCTGCCATTCAGCTATCCCATAAAACTCATGAATAAATCGTTTGCGTTGTCGTAATGTTCCGTTTTCTTTTCCTTGCCCATCGGGCTGTCATCATCTTCGTCAAAGGGCTTGACGCTCGGTATTGCGCGGTTGAGCAAAATAAGGTTGATGTAGGAACGTTTATAGAGAATCTCCTCGTAAGACATTCTAAAATACTTCATTATGCCTCCGATGAACCCCCATGGGCTGTCACTTCGGCTGTATTCGTTGTCTTCGTCACGTCTTGAACTCCTTTTAGGAAAGTGATACTGGTTAAAAAAAAAGCCGCTTTGAACGTGGCCATTCCAGTTTCCAAGACGTTCTGATAGACATCGATTGTGAGATGCCGTTTGATGTACCTGCGCCACCACCACCGCTTGCGTTTATTGCGAAACAGCATGACCATGACAAGGCGTTGTATGCGCTCCATATCGCGGAAACGCCTTAATGTTTCGACAATGACGTTAACCTCGCCATGCAGGTCAAGGCCCTCAATGCCCTCCACGATTGCGCCCATTTCGTAGATTTGCGCGAGTGTGAGCGGGTGGACCTTGAACATGCGCCACCCGATTTTCACTTTGCGCGGGCGTTCAAGCAGTGTTGCGGTTGTTTCTGATACTGGGTTGCTCATAGTGATGAAGTTGGTAAAATTAGTGGCGGGAAGAGGAGTCGAACCCCTATCGCGAGTGAATGAAACTCGTATGTTACCTTTACACTATCCCGCAATATGCGGTCAGGCATCAACGCTGTTCACCTGCTAATGCGTGACCGCGGGTCTGCGACCTATGATAATCAGTCGCCCGAAGTGGTATCGGTACTGGTTTCCGTGAGATACCAACGTGCGCCTGCGACTTCCTTTCCGTCATCATTGAGGTTAGCCTGCTTGGTGCAAGTGATGTTCAGATTGGGGAAACCGCTCTTGCCGATAGTGCCCTCATTAGTAACCGAGAGTTTCATGTTCGCGAACTCGAACGTCTTGCTCGGGAACTCAGTGCCGAGAGCCTTCGTAACGATTTGCAGAGCCTTGTTACCGAGTTCAAAACCAGGCGTTTCCGTGTTTTTTCCGTCAGCGGTGGTGTAGCCGTAGAAGTAGTTGTAGGCCTCCGCGCTCATGTCGTAGGTCTTAATGGTGAAACCACGCGTGCCCTTGTCGGTTTTGAGGGTTGCATAGTACTCATCCATATCCTCGACCTCAACGTTATTCTCGCTTGGTGCGCTGTCGTTGTATTGAACGCTATCCTTGACGATAGCCTTCATCTCGAAACCCTCCCAGTCGGTGGGAAAACTGCCCGCAACGGGCTCGGCAAACTTGATAGTTTCAATGCCGTATGTTGCTGTTTTTGCCATTGTTTATAAGATTTAAAAAATTACGTTTATCTTAAAGTTTATAAAATGCGTGCCATCCGTGTCGGCCATCATGTTGCTATCATTCGCGATGCAAAATGCAGCGTCATTCAGGCTGAGCATCGTGTCCTCTTCGTAGCTGCTGTTCACTGGAATGAGCGACTCGATGACTTGAGCGAGTTCGGTGAGCCGTGCCGTGTTGGCTTGCGTTGTTTGCAGGTCGGGAACGTGCACATTGACATTGATAATGTTCTTTGTGTTCGGGTGTGACCCGTACGAGAAAGGCAGGCTGTTAACCACGATGTATTCCCCCGTGGTCTTAGGTGCCTTCTCGTACTTGAACACTGGCACATCTTGCGCCCCTGCCAAATACTTTGCCATTGCCGTAACTGCTGCCGCTCCGTTCATTGCTATAATCCAAAAAAGTCTTTTCTAATTTGTTGAAATCGCTCTATCATCTCATCGTAGGTTAAGTGCAGCACATTGTACCCTTTCGCTTCTACATACCTGCCGTAGTACATACCAGTAACAATTACAAGGCAGTAGCCCGTGTCGGGTATATCATTTTCATCCTCGTACTTGTCTAACGCTTTATGTGCAGCCTCTACTCCTTCACTACCATCTCCCTCCGGTCCACCTACTTGCTCGAATCCACCGTCTTGTACTTTGTTGCCGTTATAGTACAGCCGATAGCCTATCGAGCTTTGCAAGTTACCCGTGTGAGGTGTGTAGCCAGCATTCATTCTTGCATGTCCGCTCAACTCTTCGCCTTGCGTTGTTAGCTCTTCTTGCAATATCTCTTTCCTGTCTTCGAGTTCTTCCAGGTACTTTCTTTTGAGCTCCTCGAATCCGAAAGCTTGGAACTTTATACCCATAGCTTTTCCCACTTTCTTAGGGTAACGAAGCCGGAAACAGTCATCGTCTTGTCAATTGTCCCATCGTTCTTAACGAAGCGCACTTTCTCGCCTTCATGGATAATTGCAAGGGGGTTCTTAACAAAAATCACAAAAGAGTAGATGTATTCTAAACCATCATTCCCTCGCGTTTTTGCAGCCCTTTCGTTAGGTAAGATTTTGCACTTGCCTATGAATGTTTCGGCTGTTGTTTCGATAGGGTTCATATCTTCATCATAACCTGATGAAGTGCTAATGAGATAAAGTTTATCATCAAGTCTCATTACTACCAGACATTAGCATAGCCAACAACGGGGTCGCCTAAGTCATCGTCCATGACCAGTGCAGGCGATAAACCGGCACGCTTTGCAATACCCACAATCAATTCATCTATCTCACCTGTATCGTAAGATTGCGAAATGCCGCCGATGTTTTCACTTGAAAGCACTCGCAGGCGATTAAGGCAATACATAGAAGCTAAGGCGCAGGGTCTGCGTAATTCGATTGTGTAATCATTGTCGATAGCTCCACTTACGCCGAAGTGGGCGCAAGCATCAACGAATGCTTTTTCATAAGCATCGTCCGAGAGCGAGTAGGGTTCAATGTCAGCGGCGATAGCTTCTCGATTTGTCATATTGTGCAGATGTTTTAATTGCGGGTCGTGCTTGCGTTATTACTCTCCTTTACCCTCGACCTCGTCAGTCTTCAGGATAAAGTAGTCATTCTTGCCGTTGAATACTGGGGTCGCCCACATTTCGTAGTCAGTGAAACGTCCGCGGTCAGAGCGCCAGAATCCCACAAGATTGTCGTCATAAGTCGAGTAGGTCTTGTTAGGCAGCTTGTCAATTGCTTCCAGCGGGTCAGATACCTTGAGAATTGCAACCGACTGAGCACATTGCAGCACTACGCGGTCGTTAACTGTCAGGTTTACACTCGTCCCGTTACCCAGAGTTGCGAAACGATCCTTTTCAACCTCAATCGGAGGAAGCATGATGCTCTCAAAATACGAGTTAACATCTTCGGGCGAGATAAACTTGCTCTTTACCTCTACACGGCCCATCTTAACAGTAAAGGCCTCGGCGAACTGAGAGCTCTTGCACATCTTGCGGAAAGTGCTACGGCTCATACGAATGCGTTGTACAGTTTTGCCCTTGCTTTCAGCGTAGTCAATGACGGCTTGCAAGTCGTCAATAGGCGTTGCAGTCGTTTCGCCCCATGCGGCGGTCGTAGCGTTGAACTTCGTCACACCAAGGTCGTAAGAATAGCTAACGTGGCTCTTGGTGTTGTTCGTTGCGTCTACGGTCTGCGTGCCGTTAAACAAGCCTTCGAAGTACAGCATGTCGATACGCTTGTGAGGAGCGATGATTGCTTTCTCGAAGGGGTCAAATAGGTACTGAACGAGTTTACGGAACTCGGCCTCGCGCATGCTGGTGCTATAAGATGCTTTCTTGTCGTGATAGCGACCCTCTAAGTAATAGAATTGCGAAAGGCGGTCGTTATCCATCTGCCATTCGTCAGCCATGCGGCCAATGCTACCAACAAGCTCGGCAGCTACGGGCATTTGGTGGGTAGGCTTCTCGGCATTCTTGTCAACGATTGAACCTACGATTGCAGCCCCATACTCGGCAAGATATGCTTGGTACACCTTGGCGGCACAGTATTCGGGTGCAGGCATCTCATTTTTCCACTCTGCCTTGTAGGTCGAGAGTTTCATGTTCTCTTGGATAAACGCGTCAAAGACCTTAGGGTCTTCGAGCTTCTTGATAATTGTATTCGTCATTCAGCTGTTTACTTCTTAAATGTTAGACTTTCCACGCATGGCGCACAGTAAGTGCTTCTTTAATCTCATCGTTAACAGGGTAGGGGAGGCTATCTTCGTCAATGTCGTAAGCTTGTACAGTTGCCGTTACACTCGGGTTGGCATCAATCTTGACCGTTGCGTAGTTCAGACCGATAATCGTCTTCTTCGATACGTCCTCTACTAATCCAGTTCCAGATTCCAAATCTGCACTTACACCGCTAACAGTTAACACGTCATAATCATCGTTGGTCGTATCGATAGCGGAGATAGTAACGCCGCCAACCACATCGCCAACAGCTACTGCGCTATTCTTCTCAACTTTAATCTCGGTTGCACCCGAACTTGCAGCCTCGTACAATTTCACGCTCTTGACAACAGATGCCGTTTCGGTTTCGGTATCGTAAGCAAGAACCGCTCCTTTGGGCAAATATTGCAACGAGGAGGGCAGATTGTCGGTGCTAAGGTTATAGCCACCTTGGCGGCGGATACACGTTCTCTCGTTCCATGCACCCTCTTGGATAAGGATGCCTTCATTAGTTTTGTATTCCATTAGTTTCAAAAATTTTAAACACTATTTCGTCTCTTTTGTCATCGCTTGCAGCTGATTAATCAGGTCGTCATTGTCGCCCCCTGCATCGCTCCTCTCGGGAGGAGTAACAAACTCGCCAGACTTAACAAGCTCTTGTTTGAGCGCTGTATAGTCGGTTTCAATGCGGTTAGCAAGGTCGTCAAGGTCCTCTTCCTTGTCAAGTGTGTAGTTGCGGCGAAATGCCTCGGGAATCGACTTGACCTTTTCATTGCTATCTAAAAGCGAACGCAATCGTTTGGCTTCCGCAGCTTGCTCAAAGGGTTTCATACGCTCACTAACTTGTTGCTCGATGAGTTTGGCAATCTCTTCCGCGGAAAACGGCTTCTGGTTGCTTTCTACCTCTTTCTTCGGCTCGGTGTTAGCGGTTGCGTTTTCTACCTCTTTGGGCTCGGGTTTCACCCAACCTTTGAACTTCTTCTCGGTTGTTGTTGCGTAGCGGTTACCTACACGTTGCATTAAATCCACATAAGGTTTAACACTGTCAATAACATTGTTAACATCCTCTTCGGTAGATTCATCGGTGAGATTCTTTGCAGCAATTTCAGCTAGACTCTCTAACTCATCTTTGCTTAACCCCTTATCGGCAAGTAAGGGTTTAAGTTGTTTCAGAAGTTTCTCTTTCATACTTGGTTATAGATATTTGAAAAATTTTTCAACAAAAATAAGAATATTCCTTAGATTGTTGCAAATCGTTTTATAATTACTTATGAACAACTTGTGGAAAACCATTTAGACACATACTAATAAAAGCACCTCGAGGCGTTACCTTGAAGTGCTTTTGTTTTTTGGCGGTTTATCTCGCGTCTAACAATGTCTTATGTGTGGAGATAGGCAAGTGTATATCTACAACATTTGAGCGCGTTAGAAGTGAGAATTTCGTGGTCAAGTATGACAACGCGATACTTCAGATGCATAAGTGTCGATAAAACCCAGCCGAAGTGCGACTTGTAGAAT